ATGGAAACAGCATCAAGACGTTACATCGACGTAACAGCAGCCAACAAGACAAAGTTGGCTAAACTGTTCAAGTGTACAGAAACTTTTGTGTATATGGCGCTAACCTACCGCAAGGATTCGTTGCTGGCGCGTAAAATCCGCTATGTCGCGGTAAGAGACTATAAGGGCAAGCCGATGCACCACTTGCCAGAGTGTGAAACCCTGCACAATGTTACGGCGGACGGCAGAAAACTAATGCTCCAGAACTTTGACAATGGTGTGAAGCTGGAGGCAGATAAGGACACCGGCAATGTGGTGGTGTATAACCGCAAGGGAGAGAGTGTGGGCAAATGGGAAAATATCCCCCTTGCACAACTTACTGAAATACAACTGTTCGCTGAAAGCTTGTAAATATGGAGACGATTAACGGACAAGTTTGTATCAGCCATGCGGAACTGACCGGGCGCATAATAACGACCTCCAACCTTAATGCGCTTGTGCGTAAGGGACAGGTTCAGCAGGTGCGCAAAGGTGGCAACGGGCGTACAGCCTTGTTTGTCGTGGATAGTTTGCCGCTCAAATGGCGTACAGAGGTTTACAGGCGTTACCCTGATTTGCAGGAACAGGCGGACAGCCGCGAGTTTATGGACACCATAGAGCCGGACGGCGCAGCCCTGTTGTTTTACCAAAGCTATAAACTTTCAGACGGCAGGAACTTGCCGGAGGTCAAGCAGGTGGAACTCGCCAACAACTGCGCCATTATGAATGCCTTCCGCCGTTGTATTGAGGACTGCCAGAGTAAACGTAACAAGAGCGGTAACAAACGCGCCCCATTGGGCGAGTTCTGGCGCAAGGCTGCCAATTCGCTTGAATATCTGGCAGACCGTTTCCCTCATTCCCTGCCACGCAGTCCGCGCCGTCTGCAAATGAAGTTCACTGAATATCTGTCAGACGGTTACGAGTGCTTTATCAGCGGCAAGTATCAGAATAACAATGCCGGCAAAGTGGTAACTGAGGATCAGGAAAGTTTGCTTGCCACGATACTAAGCCACCATAACAATCTTACTGATGTGCGTGTGGCGGATTATTACAACCACGCAGCGCGTGAGATTGGGTGGAAAGAGATAACCCCGGCTGCCGTGGGCGTATGGCGTGAAAAACTAGACGTGGTGGTCAGTGCCGGTCGTCTTGGCGTTTCAAACTTCCGAAACAACAAGGAAATGCAGGTTAAGCGCAGCCGTCCGACCGCCCCATTCCTGATGTGGACGCTTGACGGTTGGACTGTGGAACTGTTATACCAGGACACAAAGCAGACCAAGCGCGGAAATATAACGACTTACACAAACCGCCTTACCATAGTTGTGGTGCTTGACCCTTGCATTGATTATCCGATAGGCTACGCAGTCGGCAAGCAGGAATGTCCGGAACTGATAAAAGAAGCTTTGCGCAATGCAGCCGTACACAGCCGGGAACTGTTTGGGGAAATGCTCCGATCCAACCAAATACAATGCGACCATTACGCATTTAAGGCTATGTCGCCGCTTTATGCTGTCATGGGTGATAAACTGACCCCGGCAAGAGTAAAGAACGCCAAGGCGAAGCCCGTAGAGGCATATTTCAACTATTTGAACACCACATTTTGCAACAGGTTCAACAACTGGAGTGGCTACGGTGTAACCACGGATCCAAAGAAACAGCCAAACAGTGAGGCGTTGAACAAACTGCGCCACCAGTTCCCCGATGAGCAGGGCGTGCGCAAGCAGATAGATGAAATAATGTACCTGGAAAGAATGTGCAAGGTGGACAAAATTCGTGAGCTTATGAGCAACCTGGCGCCTGAACGCCGTTTGCCGTTGAGCCGTGAACAATACCTCTTGAACTTCGGGCAGGAAACAGGTTTCAAGAACGCATTGGAGGGCTGCGGACTGCGCCCGACCATTTTAGGTGTCAAGCGTGATTATGACTGCTTCGACCTGACATTCCGCGAACACGCCGCAGAACGTTGGACGGTGAAATATGACCCTGACGACCTCAGCGAAATTCTGGCTGTGAATGACGACGGCACACGCCGCTATATGCTCAAAGAAAAGTATGTGCAGCCTATGGCACTTGCAGACCGCAAGCCAGGCGATTATGAGCAGTTGGAACGTGTGCAGGATTTCAACAAGCAGATGGAAAAGCAGACCGCAGAGCGCATGGCACTGAACTACCAGCGGACCGAGCAACTGATAGCGAGTACACCGGCACTGCGTGGCAGCATAGAAGACCGTCTGTTGATTACGGACAGCAAAGGACAGCACAAGGACCAGCGCAGTATGAAACGCCTGGCGGCGGCAGATGTTGAAGCCATAGAGGTTAAAACAGTGGAAGTCCCAGTTACTCCGCAAGGTGCTGCGGCAACGGACACAAGCGACTACCGCGCTGATGATTATTCGATTTTCTAAAATACTGATTTAACAACAACTTAAATACAAATAAACGATGCAAAAGGAACAGAAACAACAGATTTGCGAGCAGCTGCGCTCATATTGCGACCAAAAGGGAAGCCAGAACAAAGCAGCCAACAGCCTTAACGGTGTGAGCAGTGCCACAATCAGCAAGGTGCTTGCTGGCTCATGGGACACTATCAGCGACGAGATGTGGCGCACGATAGCCGCACAGACGGGCGGAAAGCCGGAGGGATGGCAGGTCGTTAACACCAAGGCTTACGAGTGCATGACCTTCACGCTGACTAATGCTCAGGCTGATGCACTGGTGCTTGCCGTTACCGGTGAAGCGGGGTGCGGCAAGACAGAAGCCATTAAGAACTATGCCGCCGGACACGCCAACGCTTACCACCTGACCTGTTCAGAATACTGGAATCGCCGCACCTTTATGGGTAAACTCTTAAAGTGCATGGGCGTGAGCATGAGCGGCACGACGGTAAGCGAAATGATGGACGATATAGTGGACACCCTCAAACGCAAGGATGCGCCCCTTATAATCCTTGATGAAGCGGACAAACTGACCGACCAGGTGCTTTATTTCTTTATCAGCCTGTATAACCAGCTGGAGGGACACTGCGGCATAATCCTGACCGCTACCAGCTTCCTGCAAAAGCGCATTGAACGCGGTGTAAGGCTGAACCGTAAGGGGTATGCTGAAATATACAGCCGTATCGGGCGCAAGTTCGTAAAGTTGCCAGCATTGAACAGCGAGGACATCGCAGCTGTGTGCGTGGCAAACGGACTGAATGATAATAAAGGTATTAACAGAATTATAAACGAAAGTGAGGGCGACCTTCGCCGTGTTAAGCGCAGTGTGTGGGCGACCTTGAAAGGGGGTGCATTATGAGAAACCGAGTATTAAGTAAAGTGCTTGCTTCAATGGCGTTTGCCGTTGCCGGTATAGCAGTCTGTGCATTGTATGTGATTTATTTGCCGCTGGCCATTGTTCGTGTGGTTGTGAATACGGAGGACTTCGGGAAATTTTTGGACTGCGTGGGCGACTTCGTGAATAACATAGTCTGCTGGTTTAGAAAAGAAGCAAAATGATGAACTACAAATTCAGCATAGGGCTTGAAGCGAAAGCGGTGCCGGAGCCACTGGGGCAATGGCTTGAAAATAACTTACCGGTGGACTTCACGCTGAAACCGCGTACACGCTTACGCCTTCGGTTCTTAGAAGTAACTATAACAGGCAATACCACCGAAGATGTAGCAGCAAAACACATCGCATTCGTCAAGGTCGTGCGTGCCTGTGGCTTCCGTGGCGTCGTGGTAAAAGATAAGAAAATACAGAGGATTTAAGGCAATATGGGCAGAGCAATAAGCAATAAAAATGTGTTGGCGGCACAGTTCGAGACGGCAGATTTTGACGGACCATTTCTGGCAAGTTTTGGCCGTCCTGAGCTGCGTGGCGCTTGGCTGATTTTCGGAGGAAGCGGCAGCGGTAAGACCACTTTCCTGCTGATGCTTTGCAAGTATCTTTGTAAGTTTCGGCGTGTGGCTTATAACTCACTTGAACAGGGTTTGAGCCTGTCCTTGCAAAAGGCTTGGGAACGTGTGGGAATGGAGGAAGTAGGCAGCCAAATAATTCTGCTCAACAAGGAATGTATGGCAGACCTTCGCTCCAGGCTGCGCAAGCGTAAAAGCCCAGAAGTCGTGGTGATTGACAGTGTGCAATATCTGCATGGTTGGAAATGGAATGACTACACCAAGTTAAAAGATGAGTTTCCGGACAAACTTTTCATTTTCATAAGTCAAGAAAAGCACGGAGAACCTAAAGGAAACCTCGCGGTATCAATCCGCTATGACGCTGAAATTAAAATTAGGGTGGAGGGTTACAAGGCATTTGTAACATCGCGCTACGAGGTGCCGGAACTTGGGGAGGGCGGCAAGGACTTTATAATCTGGAAAGAGGGCGCTGACGCATACTGGTTAAATCAAATAAAAGAAAAATGATTATGGCAAAAGAAAATAAGACTATGGACCAGATCCACCGTGGACTGCTTAAAAAGTTCCATACCCTTTGTAGTGTACTTGGTATGTCAGAGGACCAAAAAAGCACGTTGTTGCAAAGTTGGGGCGTGGAGAGCAGCAGGGACCTCAGCCAGCACCAGCTAATAGACATCTGCGCCAAGCTGAGCGAACAGGTGAACCATAAGGACGGCACCGCTTCGCTTGACAAAATGAGAAAACAACTGATTGCGGCAATAGGCTGCTGGTTGCGAGAAACGAGCCAAGAACAGAATATAAGCAAGATTAAAGGCATTGCGTGCCGTGCTTCCGGTTACAGCGACTTCAACAAGATACCGAGGGAACGGCTGCGCAACCTTATAGCGGCATTCAACAACAAGACCAAGGATAAAAAAAGTGTGGATACGCTGGCAAGTACCATGCTTATGCAGGCGTTTTTAGGTGGCAAAGATGTAGAACCAACATATAATTAAAAGCGATATGAATAAGAGAATTAAAATTACTCAATGCAGGGCCTTTGGTCCACAGTTTTCAAATTTAATACCGGACAGCATCCACGATGTAATCAAAACACCTGCTGGAGAAAAAAGAAAAGGCGGTGTTTGGGTAATGGGTAATGGTGAACCAGTTAAAGTCCTTCAGGGCGAGTACGTATTTGTGGAATAACACCCCTAAAATAATCAATAATGAGTTGGATAACAGAAAGCAACAGGCAGAAGCATTTTAAGTATGCCATTTTGTGCGGCTTTGTAGGCACATTCCTTTTTGCCCTTGGTATTGCCATGGGTATGGAGTATAAAGACCACGCCTATGGCAATCAATGGGACTGGCTGGATATTGCAGCCACCGTTTTGGGAGGATTGGTCGGACAGGCATTGCAACTATTTGTCCTTGGACTTATTTACCTGTGCGTGTGATATGGAACCAACGCATAGAATTAAGTAACAAGCAATATGGACAAAGAACTGCAACGACTGACGGCCACCATTAGAACGGAAACTGCCGATATGGAGCAAGACGCTTATATTGAATTGCTCAGGGAACTTGCAAACTGGGCGGAGAATGAAGCCGGGAAACTGGAATTTTCCACCCCGGACATCGAAGATTACGACGACTGACACTGCGCCGGTGTAAAAGGATAAAGGCGAATATAAACAGTATTTAATAATCAATTAAAACCCGTTAAACAATGAGTGAACAGGTAACAATGACCGCCAAAGAGCGGGAAGAATGGGAAGCCTACAAGGCCGACAAAGAGAAAAAGGAAGCAGCGGAACGCCGCAAGGCTGCCCGCGTAACGTATCAGCAACTGGTCGATGAGGAACTGGCACAAGCCGTGCCGGAGCTTCGCAAACTCAGCCAGGACATACGCACGGTAAAGGACACGGTTTTCAGCAATTTCAAAACCGTTCTTGAAATGAAAGAGGAAGTCGTGGGCTTCAAGGAAGATGGGCAGTACAGCCACACTTTCACAAATTCAGAAAGCAACCTGCGTCTGACCCTTGGTGTCAATACGGTTGACGGTTGGAGCGATATGGCGGAAACCGGTATCGCAATGGTGCGCAAGTACATTGAAAGTCTTGCCACAGATGAAAAGACCAAGACCCTTGTAAATACGGTGCTCCGGCTGTTGAGCAAGGACAAGCAGGGCAACCTCAATGCAAGCCGTGTGCTTCAGCTGGCGAAAATGGCTGAGGAAAGCAGCGACGACCAGTTCAAGGAGGGCGTTAAAATCATTCAAGAAAGTTATATGCCTACCGCAACGCGCCGATATATCCGTGCGCAGTACCGTGATGAGACAACCGGCAACGGGTGGCGTAACATTCCACTTGGCATAACTGATGTTGATATGGTGGAAACGGAGCAGGAAACCGAAAAGCCGGAAGCAGAAACAGGCGCATAAAAAAAGCAGCGTAGCTCACATTTGCCCGAAGACAGTAAACAGACGCCGCCCGATGTAAAAGGATAGCGCAAAGGTACTAATAATCGGGCAAATGACAATGAGCAAACGGCATAAAAGTACGATAGCGAGAGCGAAAAAGATTAAAGCGCTCACCGCACTGCATTATGAAGCTGGGAACCAGGCAAAATGTTACAGGGCTGTTTGGCGGCATTGGATTGAACCAGAGTTTGGTATCTGTTACCGCACTTACCTGAGTTATTTGGGAATATCCCCGGACAATGAACAGCAACCCCGGCAAAACAACAACACGCCTACACTATTTGATTAGGGCATTAAATAGCACCCCTGACGGACTTTGAACCGCCAGGGGTGCTGCTGTATTACTTTGTGGCTGAAATGTCCGCGGACAGGCCGACGGCGCGTGTAAACTGACGCATTCCGGTACAGTCCTGGGCAGATGTTACCAACCGCTCCACATTCTCCACAAGTTCAGCGTGGTTGTGGTTGGTTGCGGAGGTGGTAAGCTGAAAGCCGGCAAAGCCTTCACCGCGCAAACCTTGCATTTTTGCGTTGATTGCATTTATCAGGTCAAACACGGCAAGAGCTTCCTCCATTCGTTGATCATGAAAGCCGTGTGCAGATACGGCACGAGTTACGATGTGGAGACGCACCGCAACTTCGCCACGGCGTGCCCCTGCGTTCTGCTGTTTCCAGTCTATTTGTTCAAACTCCACGAACACCGCAGGCGTTTCAAAGGCTGTTCCGCCGCCAAGGAGGTTTACCTGGTCATTCCATAAGTCCACATACGGAACTATGTTTTTTGAAGTGTCGGCATTTGGGTCAGACGGATTTGCCGGGCAAAGTGCTTCCGCAATGGCTAAAAAAATTGCTTTTCTCATTTCTTTATGAAGTTGGTTAATGATAAATTTAACTTTTGTAGATTTGCATCGATTACACCCCTAATAAGCCGCTGTGTGTCCGGACCGTCCCCGATAAACTGGCGTTTCGGCATTGTGAATTTTCGGGTATGTGCGCGAACCGTGTAAACCTTTCCTTTCCTTGATTTGCGCTGGTGTGACTTGACAGGCTTAAACCCGGTGCCGCCTTCATTGTGAATGGCTGCGTATGCCAGAGCTGATGAGAACCGCACGCCGTTGCCCTCAACGCGCCCATGCGTGGAGCGGCGCATGGCACCGGTAACGAGCAGGAGCGAACCTTTGGGGTAATCGTATGCTCGTGGTTTCCATTTGTCCGAGAAAAAGGCTTTGCGCTCAAAGTTTCGGTCGAACTCTTCTGACAGTTCCACACGCAGGTCGTTGAGTATGTCCGTTTTTAATTCGTTGGCGTTGAGCATTTAATTGGCGTTTAATTGTTATTTAATCAAATAAAAATTGTAATTTTGCGGTATGGCAAAGATTATAGACAAAATAGAGGAATGTCCTTATACGTGTGAGCATTGCAAGCACTTTGTAAAAGGCTTAACTTGTGCGGCGTTTGACATTATCCCGATTGAGATAATGCAAGACGGCGCAGAGAGCCACGACCATATATTTGAGGGTCAAAAAGGCAATTATATATTTGAGCCGGCAAGGCCACGCGATACAATGCGCGTTTATGTAGCCGCTGACGTGGAGCCTGAATCTTGATACTTTTCTGCATACAATCTTTTTATTATAGTCCCAACCGCAACCGCAATAGGTCGCGGTTTTTCGTTATTGAGGTATTCAGACCAAGCCTCTGCAATAAATTCAGCCGCATTTTTATAGCCGTATGAGGAAAGGTTATCCATAATATGCTCCTTGCCTTTTAATCTTTCTTCATTGTACAATTTCAAAAAATCAGAATTATTGCGCAGCCCGATAAGTCGGTCTATTTCGTGGCCGAGTTCATGGTCAAAAACAGCCTTTAATGTATCTGTTCCGACAGGGTGCCATTTACTCTTTACATCGTTTGCGAGTGATGTGTCTATTTTATCACCTTTCCACATGGTATTAAAAGCAATGCCAGCCAGTCCCCATTCGCTGAAAGCCCCATGAGAATAAGCATACGTATTTTTAGAGGGACCGACTTTATAATTTTTAATGAATTTTTTCGCATACTCCATAAGATAGTCATCCCCGAGGCTTTCGTATCTGGAGTCCTTTTTTAGTTCCTGAAATTTCTTTTGCACAAGCAAATCCACACGTCCCTGAATTGTGCCGACATACTGCGTTTTCTTTTTTAGTTCCGGGTAACATTCAAAATGACGTTCAACACTTCGGAAAATAGCCTTAATTTGCTCCATTTGCTTTGACGTAAAGCCTTTCAGTGAACAGTTTACGCCTAATTTGTCATGGTAGAACTGTTCTGCTTCTGCTATTGTTTTGGGCGTCCATTCAGCAGGAGTGTAGCCGTCAATTGATTGTTTTAACTGTTCTGTTTTCGGACCTTTGAAATATGGGTGCTTGGGAGGGAACAGTTGCAGTTCCTTGCCAGGATTGAAGCGGAAAATCTGCTGCTTTGCGGCTTCGGTGCAGTTGTCGCCCTTCTGCATGGACAATGTAGGGTCAGAAAGCGGATATTTGCCCTTTCTGACCTGTACGGCGGTACAACGGCAATTCCACCCATTCGGTGGCATATACTTGCCCCAGAACGGGTCAGACGGCGGCAGCGTCGTGCCGTGCAGAATGGCGTGATCCTCACGCACACGGTCGTCCTGAGCGGTGCGATATTGCAGGTCGTATTTGTCCCCATCGGCTTCAATTTGCTGCCAGCGTGAAGCCATTAGTGAAGCTCCGACGGCGTGGTTATATTCTGCATACAGGTAGTTGTGATTATACCGCTTGTTCACATTCTCAACATCGTGCCGGAATGTCTCAAAAGGCTTTATTTCGCCCTTGTCGGTAAGCAGGGACAAACCAACTTCGCGGAGTGTGTGAAACGCCTTGAAGCCGGAGAAAATGAAAGCATTGTTTTCGAGCGCATAGCGCAGGACTTCCGGCACTTCAACCGGCAGCCCTGCATCAATTCCTGTTTTGAGGACGCGGAGCGTTTCGGCAATCATTTTGCGTGCTTCGGGAGTGTTCAGCATAGAGGCATCAAACTGCCCCGCCTTATAGACCATGCCGGCAGCGTCAAAGAATGCCGTGTCGTCAAAATCGGGGCGTGTGTCGCCTTCTGCGAGGCGCAGGAGGTCATCGCTATACAAGTCGCCCAAAGCGCGGTTAAACGCACGATATGAGCCCCGCAGCCCTGCATCAGGTGCGGGGCTTAGTCGAAAAAACGGTCCGGCTGTGTCTTTGCTTCACGGGCACCGGTGATCTGCACCCCGTATTTGTCCGTGAAGTATTCAGGTGGAATCTCGTAATACTCCAACAGCAGACGTTCAATTTCTCGCTGTTCAGCCGGTGTGTATGAGGCAGCGTTGTTCCATTGGAAGCGCAAGCCCTGCACAGGGAAGCCGTGGCGCACCATGAGCGGCAACAGACGCCCATTAACGACATTCGCCACCATTGCGGCATCGCTTTCCGTTACGCGCTCAAAAATTTCAAGGTGCACCTCTGACTGTGAGAGCGAGGAACCCGAATCAATGGTCATTGTCTGCATCAGCACTGCTTTGGAAAGTTCCGAGTTGCAACGGTCCACACGCTTGTCATAGACATTGTAGGCATCGCCCCTGCTGCTTTCCTTGATTTCTATGTCCGTGCCTTCAGGGAACAGCGACCAGAACGCTGCGCCCATATTCTGGAGCGCTTCCTCAATCCGTCTGCGCTCGCTTTCGTCCGGGCTTGAAGTGTGTGCAATACGCATAGGCTGCCCGAAAATTTCACCGAACATATCCCAGAAAGCCAGCATGTTCTTTTTGGATATGCAGGAGGGGCAGCACTTCAACAGCAGACCAAGATCCCGTCCCTTGCCGACCGGCACAACCCAGTTGGCGAAGTCTCCGTCAGTGTAAGATATGCCGCTGTGCCAGTCGTCGCCGGGCGACCTTACCACGACCCCATATTCAGGCACAACGTGCTTGCGCGGTACAAGGTCCACGCCGTCAAAACGCATAATGCCGTCCTCGTCGTGTACAATGTCCCCCAGCTGTATGAGGGTCGGACCCCAAAAGCGGCTATCGAGGCAAAGGTCTATGAAGTCCGTGAACCATTCCTGTTGCAACAGAGTGGTGGCTTCGGTATTTTCTTTGCCGTCCTTTCCCACAAGACGGAAGTCCTTTTGAAGAGTCTTGCCTTTGCGCTGACCGATACAGCCGGACAGGTGGGCGTCCAGAACCGCATCGGCATAAATGTCATAGAGCCGGCAGCGGTTCGGATTCTCGTAATCAATAGCCATCTGGTGGGCACTGCGCCAGTCCGCAATGTCCTTTTTGGTAAGGGTGTCGGTCTGCTGGAGCAACTGAGCCGTAACCTTGAGCCCCTGCTTGCTTGACGCCTTGCGCGCCAATGTCATTATTTCAGAACGTGTAGGGCGGTCGAACCAGTCCCGTATGTTTGTAATGAGGTTTGCCATTATTCAAAATGTTAAGTTAAACGTATGTTCCCGGAAGCGTCCAGACGCAGTGCATCGGTTGCGGACAATCGTAGTGCCGGAGCTACAACGGTAAGGGCAACGGTCTTGTAGTATCGTGTGCCGCCAGTTGGAATGACATGTACCCTTTGCGTTCCCGGTTCTTTGGGCACAATGCGCCCGTCCGGCTCAATCCCGGCAGCCGCCCCGTCAGTCTGATAAATTATGTTTTGTAGCGCAGAGAGCGGCAGCACCTTTGCCGCAATATATCGTGGCACAGGGTTTCCGATTGTTACATACGCAGGCGTTTCCACACGCAGACCGGAGGGAATGGGCAACGCCACTTGTTCCGCACGGTCCGCCACACTTTCAATACGCTGGCGTGTCTGTTCAGTCAGCACCCTTTCCGCCTGTGTCTCAACGGCGGCTGCCTGTGCGTTTCTGGTGGCTGTTTTCGCCTGTTCTGTGACTGTCTTTGCCTTTTGCGTTTCGGCATTGCAGTCCTTGACAGCCTTGTCTGAAATATCGGCAAGTTCCTGCCCTTGTTTCAATAATCTTGTGGTTGCTTCGGTCGCTTTCCGTGCCGCGTTGTTGGCTTGCGTCGCTGCGTCCGTTGCCGGCTTCTGGAGTAACTCTATTTGTGCAGGGGTGAAATCATCATAAATGAATGCGTCCCCCTTGTCGCCTTTGAGCTTCGCCAGCTGTTCAGGCGTGAAGTCCTCATAAGTGAACGGAAGCCCGCGGGTATAGGCGGCCAATGCGTCGCACTCTATGACCCCCTCCGTGTCGGTGGCGAGGTGCCACAGCTGCACGTTGATTTTTTCGGGGTAATAGACATTTTGGAGACCGTCCGGCATAAGGTCGTTAATCAGGCACAAATGCAGTTCCCTGTACAGTTCGCCCTCACAAAGTCCGTGGTCCTTGAAAATGACGAGCAGGGCATCACCGTCGGGCGTGCAATTCTCATATTTTCCGCCTGTGCGTGATGCGGTGAACTTGCGCCCGTGCTTGGTCTGATATTCAAGCGTGAAATCAACATCGGGCAATGCTACAATATCCCCGGAAGCATTACGGAAACGCTCACGGAGGACAAAGTCGCTTTTGTAGTTTATATGTCTTGCCTGTGCCATTATGTGAGTCTTAGATTGCCTTCCGCATCGAGGCGCAGCGCATCACCTGCAATGCGCAGGCGTGGCGGCACTACCTCAATGCTGATGGATTTATAAACGGAAGTGTTTCCGGTTGCCACCGCATATATGTGGGCGGTTCCCTGTTCCAGAGGGATAATTTCTCCGTCAGGTGTTATTCTTGCGGCCGAGTTTTCGGCATAAAAGAAAATGGAGCCAAGCCCGAAACGTGGGAACAGGGCGGCATCAATGCGCGGGCGCATCGTGTTGGTCAGTGTAACCGAGCCCGGGTATCGCTTTATGTCAATACGGAGCGGTGCGGCAAGGTTCTGGGACGATAGCGAAGCCACCAGCGACTCCACCAAAGCGCGTGAGGCTTCGGACTTCTGCAACTCCGCTGCGGCTTTCTCCACGGCAGAGTCCACCCCGGCAAGCCTTTGGTCAATGTCCTGCTGAATTTCCGGCAGGTTGGTGTTTATGAAAAGTTCGAGAGCGTCACGGACATTTCCGCAGCACTGCACCAGGTCGTAAAAGAGAGAGCCTACCTGCGCGGCTGATACCGTCTTGGCCTGTACCGCGTCACGAATGGCGGCGGCACGTTCTGCCAGGGCTTCGGTGTCAAGCGGCTGCAAGGGTATGGGTGTAAGATTTTCCATTATAATGAGTATTAAAATTATGCGAATATGTCGTCGAACGGATTTTGAAATATACGTGTGAGGTGTATTTCCGTGTTCTTTTTCGGTGGTCGTCCGGCAATGGCATCGGCAATGGCTTCCTCCAACGGGTCCACTTGCAGCGTACCGCCGGGCTGTTCCGTTACTGTGTCCGCCATAGTGTCGTTGTACCGTTTAGCGGATGATCCTGTTGCAATCAGCAGGCTTTTGTATTCTGTATTGTCAATGTCGGTAGCCGGGGACAAACCGCGCACATCGTATGTGTCGCGTATTGCCGGGGCTATAATGTCGGCGGCATCATAAGCCAGAACCTGCCCGTCCGTAAGCCTGGCAGTAAGGGATATGCCGTTGCGCCGTACAAACGCGAACACCCCGGCAACAGAGCCGAGGGCTATGATTGCAAGGTCAAGAAGTGTTTGTCTGTCCTTTACTGTTATTTCCATAGCTATGAAATTGTAATTACGCCGGTGTCAGCAATGGTTATAGCCGAGACATCAAGCCCAATGTTACGCAGCATCTTTTTAGTGTTTCCCGGCCAGAACGGGTCGCGGTTGGCGGCCAGCATGGCGGGCGCATCTGCACCGAGCAGGGGCATTTCCTTGAAGTCCCCCGGCGCAGAAAGGAGGACAATTTCGGCAATGAAGCCGGAAGCCTCTGCAACGACGGCAGCGTGTTGATGAACGAGCAGGTCCGCCGTTTCCGTATCTGTTTGAAGTCCTAAAATTTTCATTGCTTTATTTTCGTGTTCTCGTAATCGGATTTGTTAAATGGCTTTGCGGAACTGCCTGGGACAATGGTCGTAAACAGCCCGCCTGGGTGGGAGACAGTAACATTGTGCGTGTGACTGTTAAACGTGTTCACAAGTTCATTGAGCTTGTCAGTGAGTTTCTGGATAACGACCATGCCGTCAAGTTTGCCGCCGTTGAAAACAATGTCTTCCTTGTTGATGTTTGCCGACATCTTGGACGTGTTCACACGCAAGCCGTCCGCATCAATCACGGCGGAAGTTTCCCCGATAACCAGTTCCGCGGACTCTATCCTGTCCGTTGCAAGCATGACCCCTGCGGCACCGTCAGCCACGAAGCCCACAACCACATAAGCCCCTTTTTCAGGGTAAATGACCAGACCGAAGTCCGACCCCTGATTTGCTTGCAGATTGACGCCAAGGAGCGGCGCACCTTCATTTATCGGTGTGCAGTCTATGGTACGGGCTTCCTTGTCTATTTCGTCCACGGTACACACAAGGGCGATAGTTTCACCGTCCTGTTGTGCAAGTTGTCTTATAGCGTCTCTTATACTTCCCATAATCCTGATATTTTAGCCGGCACGCAGTCCGAGGGTTATTTCCTGACGGAAGCCGCCATCGCCGTATTTAATCACATTTTTTTTGACCTGATACACGCCCATTTTCACGCCGTCTATGACAATGCCGACGGCATCGAGACAATCAACGAGAGTATGCCCGAAAGTGGTGAACGAGCCGGTCAGTCCGTCGCGTTTAAGGCGTTTGATTTCCTGCTGCGCCCATGCTTTAAGTTCGCTTTCCGTCTTATTGTATGTGTGCAGAGTCCTGCGTTCACCGTCCGCGTCGCCCACTTCCACCTTAATTTTTTTGTTGTCCGGCATAAGGCTGACCGCCTTAACGTGCAGGCGCATGTTTTCAGCCTTCTGCTGTTGCAGGCTTTGGTCAGAAATGATGTTAAGCCCGGTTTTGAACACCTGCGAGGGTTTTGTGTCCCTTTCAAAGAGAACACCGCAGTACAGCACCGGCTCGCCGTCCTCATAGCGGAAAAAGGAGCGGACGCCCTGTTCCGACAACTTGCCGAGCAAGGCGGCCACGGTGTTGGCCGTTACCCTGTAAGCCCCAAGCGCCTGCTCTCCCATGATGTTAAGGCGGTAGTTTATTCCCTGGTCTTTCAGAAGTGTTTCAAGCGTAACGGAGCGGTACGCCTTTTTCTGTGCCGGCATCTGTTTCAGTTTGAACATATCATCCTCGCAGGTTATCACTATGGGCGTTTTGAAGCCCACATCCCTGACATAGCCGGCAAACGCCGTTTGCAGGTTGCCGTCATATCCCAATGAAACAGTAACCGTGTCGCCACGCTTGACAGGTATTTCGTCCGCGCCGTCCCATTTGACTTTTTTAGGCATGGTGATTTTGGCTTCCGTGGTCAGCTTCTCCATGTCGCGGGTTATCTCCACGGCATTGGCGAAGTCAAACGACCATGAGCGGTCGCCCTTAATCTCTATTTTTGCGCATAGTCGAAACATCGGTTAAACAGCGTTTAATTGGTCTTTAATAGTCGTAACGGTTAGGCTTCATGCACCCGGTGCGTATGGGGTTATGTGTGTCGGTGGAGCCGTCCTCCGACACATATACAGGCAGATCCGGGGACGCTTTGGAAGCCTGGACATCACGCAGCCACTTAATGGCATCGTTGTAGAGGCATTCGCGGCGCTCGTGTCCCATGTTCTGGGGCAGGCGGTGAACCATGAGCCACAGGGATATATTAACGGCGCACTGCACGACCATTGGGTTGCGGCATTCCCCGATTGCGGAGAAAATGCGGTCAGTGTCATAGCGGTGGCGCAGGTATGAGGATATCTGTTCCACCGCGGCGGCTTCCGCGGAAAGCCGTATGTCCTCATTCTGGGTTATCTGCTCAAACTCGTACTGGTCGCAGACAGGGCGGTAATCGTCAACGGTCAGAAACATGGGCGGAGGAATTAGAGGGGTTGGCTTCATAAATGGCGATTTGGCGTGCCTTCTCCGCTGTGAAGCCGGGGGCAAACCTATGCTGTTTTATCAGTTGCTTAATGCCCTGCATGGAAACGCAGACGGGGCGTCCGTTATGTACGAGCACCAGGAATTTTTTGCGGTAAAGCTCCGCTGATTTTTTGGCTTGCTTGATAGCCTTTTTCTTGCGCCAGTCAAACAGGCAGGCGCGTAAGTAGTCAATGATTACCATGATACATTTTTTGCATTAGTCCTCCTGCCGAAAGAGGGGTTAAATGATTTTGCGCGGGTGTCCCTCTGTAATAACCAGATTGCGCCCTCGTCGGCATCGGGGGCGTCATCGTGTCCGCGCATTCCTTTTTCAAAAGCCAGAGTCTGGTCAATGCCGGCAAGCATGTCCGGGTCGTCCTTTTGTGCCTCGTCGTACACTACAAAGCCACGTTCCCACAGCGGGCTTATGGCTTCCACACGCTGGAACTTGTCGGGCTTCTTGCGCTTGTCGCCTGTAATTGGCAGCTGGTAGCCACGCAGTTCACCTTCACGGCGGAACTCGTCAAGTATGGTATCCTGCATGAAATTGGCTTCCATATACCAGCGGACGGAAATGCCCTGCCCCCTGGTCCATTCGTACAGGTCATAACACCACCGCACCATTTCGGCAACGGAGGACTGGCGTACAAAGGCGCGGAGGTGGTAAAGTGTTGTGCCAGCTTTCCCCCATAGTTTCGCAGCCTTGTAGTCGTTCTTGATAGAGCCTTTGAAAGAGGGGTCAATGTACAGGACAATTTCCGAGAACTTGGACCATGCAGGGCGCTTTCCCCAGCGGATCCATTCGTTGCGGAAAATCGCGCCTTCAATTATCGGATTGTTCATGTATTCCTTTTGAAAGGCACGATAACCCACCACGTTCTCAATGTCCTTGACTTCCTGCGGCATCCATTTGGAAGCCCACGAAATGCCACCCTTGTTGTCGTATATGTTTACCTTGGTGACATGTACAGACTTGATGTCGCACCACTTTGCCAGCACTGAATTTTTGGCAATGAGGTTGCCTACCATGATGAAGCGTCCGCGTCCGCCGTCAAGAGTTCCGAACAATGCGGAACGCACCCAGTCAAACAGTTTGGTGACACGTGCCGGGCTTTCTACCAACTCGTCATCGTCGAGGTCGTCAATGATTACATAATCCGGGCGGTGTGAGCGGTAGCGCAGACCACGGGGCGACTGCCCACGGCCACGGGCGAAAAAGGCTACTTCCGAGCGTGTGACAAATTCGCCCTCTTCCCAAGTGCCGACGTTATACTGTTCCCCGAAATCGTGGATATAACGCTGGTTATACTGCAATTCAGCCTGAATGTCGCCCAACAGCGTCTTTGCGTTGTCCTCACTCTTGCCGACCAGCACCATTACATTTATTTCGCGGTGTTCCTGAGCCATTAGCCACATGGGGACAAATACGTCCATATTGGTAGATTTGGCAGCGCCACGGTGCCACTGGAAAGCAGCTTTAAGGTTCCGGTCTTTCAAAATTTTGTTGGCTGCTGACACGTGGAACGGTGCGCATGGTGTTGCTTTCCCTGTTTCCGGGTTTACGGTCCAGTGTGGGAAGTAGTAATCGACAAAAGCGGCATAATCCGTGCGCAGGTGTCTGATACGTGCAAGGCGTTGCGCCTGTGTCTCGTTTATGTTTACGGCAGTCGCTGCCTGCACGGTCTCACAGTGCTGCTTCCACCGTTCCTGTGCCTTTATTATTTCCGCTTTCGTTGCCATGTGCTAAAAAGTTTTTTGCAGCTGTTCACTGATGAACAGGTCGTGATATTTGTTAATTGTCTGTATCAGTTCGGGCGTAACATTCGGGTCGAAGCTCATGCGGTATTGCAGCCATTTGCTGAAAGCCATGAACACCTCTATAACGTCCACTACGGAAGTCTTTTTGTCAAGCCTTTCAATGGTTGCGGAAAACTTTACAAGTTTGTCCGCGGCTGCGGCCGTCTTTTCTGGGCTTGGTTCGTTCACGAGGTCCTCTACAAGTACGTCGATACTTTTCAAAATCTTGTTTACGAGCTCTGGGCGCGTGATATTCGCTGCGGAACGCGCAGCCTGCCAGCCTCCGTCGTTTACCCACTTTGTAATTGTCTGTGCGGACACTCCGACCTTTTCGGCAATGACCTTTTGGGGCTCGCCCTGCATAAAGAGCAGACGCGCGTGTTCTCGCATCTTTTCAAGTTCTTTTTTAGTAGCCATTCATATCAAAAACAGTTTTTTAGATGTATAGCGCACCCTTTGTGGCGCGCTTTTCAGGTGCAAAATTGGCTCAAAAAAGAGCCGCAGTAAAAAAGAGTGTAAAAGTTTTACACTCTTTTTGTTAGCGTTGCAGAATGTCCGCAATTTTGCGCTGCTTAAGCACATCGCGGAGTAGAGCAGCCCGGTAGCTCGCGAGGTTCATTCCCTCGAGGTCGTGTGGTTCAAATCCCACCTCCGCAACAACAATCAGATAAGGTAAAAAGATTGACTAACGAAGCCGGTGCACCGAGCGCACACCACCCTCCACACCATTGCGGCGTTACGCGTGCCCGGCTTTATTTTTTAGACGAATGAAAGAAGTAATCATATCCACCGAAGCCGTCAATAGTTACGGCACGCGCATACTTACGGCAGGCATAGACCTGGAGCAGTACAAGCGCAACCCGGTACTGCTCTGGATGCATCGTCGGAGTTATCAGGACACCGCTGGACCCATTGGCCGTATCGAGAACCTGAGGCGTGATGGGGACAAACTTATCGGTACCCCTGTATTTGACGCAAACGACCCATTTGCCAAGCAGGTAGAGAGTAAATGGGAAAACGGTTTCTTGCGCATGGCTTCCGCCGGCCTTGAACCTTTGGAGGTAAGCGACGACCCGGCTTTGGTGTTTGACGGGCAGACCCGCGCCACGGTTACGCGCTCCAAGCTTGTAGAGGTCAGCATAGTGGACATCGGCAGCAATGACGAAGCCCTGCAACTCTATCAGGCTGGCAAGCTGCTGACCCTTGCGGCAGGCGAGGAACACCCGGCACTGCCTATCTTGAAATCAAACACCGACCCCGAACAGAGCAAGGGCGAGGACAATAACAAACAAATAAAAAACAAAATGAACAAGGAAATTTTAACCCTGCTCGGCCTGCCCGAAACGGCGACCGAGGAGCAGGCGGTGGCTTCGGTTCGCTTGCTCAAAACCAAAGCCGACAAGGCGGAGTCTATCCAGCTGGCGGCTGTAACTTCGGCGGTTGATGCTGCCATTGCAGAAAAGCGAATTATGGCGGAGACACGCGACCACTTCATTGCGTTGGGCAAGTCCGCAGGTCTTGAAAGTCTGACGGCGACGCTGAAACTCATGGCTCCACAGAGGAAGCCCAACGAGGTAATCAACCTTGGCAAGGAGAGCGCCCCCGGAAGCGGTGCCCAGCCCAAGGAGTATGCAAAACTAAGTGAAGTGCCAGAGAAGGAACTTTTGAACTTGCGTAAGGACGACCCGGCAAAATATGCCGAACTTTTCAAGGCAGAGTATGGGGTCGAGTGTCCGAAACTCAAAGACTAACAGAACAAGAACAATTATTAAAACGAGAAACAATGAACGCGAAAAGCAATTTCCTTAAAAAAGTGATGTGCGCCCTGTTTGCGATTGTGGGCGCGGTAGCTTTCAACAGTGCTTCCGGCGCAGTGCTTGCCACAGCGGCAGGCTTGCCAGCCGGAATCGGAGCTGTGGCGGGCAATGCCGTTGCCCTGGTAGCCGGACAGCTTGCTCCAGCAGGTGCGATGCGTGCCGGTGTCCTTACAGAAATCTGGACGGCAGAAATGATCAAGACATTCCGCACTGCGCCTGAGGCGTTGGGCTGGATGCAGCGTATCAGAGCTTATAACCAGTATGTGGAAAATGACGTTATCCACTTTACGGAAATGGGCGGCGACCCTAAAGTGCTTGTGAACAATACAAGTTACCCGCTTGCCATTACTGCCCTTACAGATGCGGACAAGCCTATCAGCCTTGACAAATTCGACACCGAGGCAACGCCTGTAACCGATGATGAACTCCACGCTATCAGTTATGACAAAATGGCGAGTGTCCAGGAGCGCCACCGCGATGCGCTGCGTGAGAAGATTGCACAGAAAGCAATCCACGCAATCGCCCCGGACGCAAACAAAGAGGGTGTGCCTGTAATCAAGACCACTGGAGCAAGCGACGGCACACGCCTGAGAATGACATACAACGACCTTCTGACACTCAAACGTGAGTTTGACAAAATGGGCATACCCCAGAAAGACCGTATTTTGGTGCTTTGCAGCGACCACGTTAATGACCTGCTGGAGACAGAGCAGAAGTTCAAGGAGCATTACAACATCAACCAGACCGAGGGCAAGATTTGCCGCATGTACGGCTTTGACATCTACGAGTATGACGGCACGCCATATTACACCATGAGCACAGGCAAAAAGAAAGCCTGGGGTGCAACTGTTGCGACAGGCGACGCCCGCGCTTCCGTGGCATTCTATGCAGGTCGCATGATGAAGGCATACGGTTCAACCAACTTCTACCACAGCGATGCCAAGAACGACCCGCTCTACCACCGCAACCTCGTGAACTTCCGCCAGTGGGGCATTTGCCTTCCTTTGACTGACACCAAGAGCCGTGCGGCAATCGTGAGCGCACCGGCCGTCTAACCGTAGAACCGCATGGGAAAGCAGAAGTTAAAATATCTGGTAATCCACTGCACCGCCACCCCTGAGGGCAGGGACGTGAGTGCCGCCGACATCAGGCGTATGCACACAAGCCCGAAGCCACAGGGGCGCGGCTGGCGGCAGGTAGGTTATACGGACTTGTTCCGGCTTGACGGTACCCGTGAGCGGCTTGTTGAGAACAACGAGGACGCATTTGTTGACCCTTGGGAAATCACCAATGGCGCAGCAGGCTATAACAGCGTTAGCAGGCATATAGTGTATGCCGGTGGTTGCGACAAGCAGATGAGAACTAAGGACACCAGGACGGCGGCACAGCGCAAGGCAATGGCCGAGTATGTGCTTGACTTCCACAAGCGCCACCCCGATGTAAAAATCATAGGGCACCGGGACCTTAGCCCGGACAGGAACAATAACGGAAAGATAGAACCCAGCGAGTGGATGAAAGACTGCCCCAGCTTTGAAGTGTCGGAGTGGTTGCAATCCATAGGCATAAAACAGTAAAAACGTGAATGAGCGGCGAAGTAATCACTATCATAGTATCGGCGCTTGTAGCGGCGGTAGCCGGCCCTTTGGGGTCGTGGATAGGAAGAAAAGTTGAGCGTGCAAAGTATGAGGTCGAAGTCGGCAAGCTCCGTGCTGAGCTGAAAGACAAGATCGCAGAAGTGAAAAGCCATGAGCTTGAAAACGTGCGCAAGGCTTCCGACATATTGATGCAGTCAATAGTACCGCCGCTCAGGAGCGAAATAAACAAATTAAGGAATGATGTACAACGGCTTAATGCCGCGTTGGAACGTATTTGGGGCTGTCCTCATGTTGAGCGCTGCCCTGTTAAATACGAACTGCTCCTCCCAACGTCAAGTGCTGAAAAGCACCAAAGTGGAAACGCAGGTCGAGGAGACGACAACCCGGCAGGAGGGGACGCAGAGCGTACAGGAACAAGAGCAGACCCATGAGGAAGCCGTCGAGGCTGTAACGGTTACGGAGATTGAAATCTACGATACCGAAGCCCCAGCAAATCCTCAGACCGGGGAACACCCTGTAAAGGCCAGAATCAGGCAACGCACCGACCGCACCGGCACAAGCCGCGAGGTAACGACATGCCACGCAGAGGAGAAAACCGAAGCCGAGGAAACCAAGGTTTACAGCGGCGGGGAACTGTCTGAGGCGGTGGTAGTCGCAGAACGGCCGCCGAGCCTTTGGGAACGCATCAAGAAAGGCGTCATGTGGGGTGTGGCGGCAATCATTCTGGCGGCAGCCGGGTGGATAATTTATAAACTCAAAAAATGACAAAAGACATGGCAGAAGAAATTAAAAATACAGAGCAACCGAGTGCCGAAGTAAACCCGACGGCAGAGAGTAAGGAACCCAAGAGCGGAGCGAAGCCCAAGACGAAGAAAACGAGCAAGGAAGATGCCCCGTCAATGCTCAAAGCTGTGGGGCGTGAGGCGTGCAAGATGCACAAGCTGGAACAGGTATGGGTTACGGACGACGGGCAGTGTTTCCCTATTGAGGGCGACGCAAAGGCGCACGCCGCTAACCTCAAAAACAAGGAACTTATAAAAGTAACGGCAGAATGAGCACGAAACTAACCATCAACAGAACCAACGGGAATGTCCCCAAGACACTGCAAGGCGAGGACCATATCACAGGCTTTGTGGCATACTTGCCGGACACTGAAATCCCGGAAAGTTTCAAGACAGAAAGGGTGCAGGCACTTTCCATGATAGACGCAGCCGAAGCGGCCGGCATTACCGCCGACGCTGCAAGCTGGGCGGTCAAGGTGCTGCACTTCCACCTTAGCGAGATTTACCGCACCAATCCTGCGGTCAGCCTGTATGTCGGCATTTTCGCCAAGCCGAGCGGTGCGAGCGATGCCTACACCTTTGCCGAATTGAAGACCGTGCAGAATTTTGCCGGCGGCCGTATAAGGCAGATGGGCGTATGGTGTGGCGACCGCAACATGAGCGCCGACGACATCACGACACTGCAAGGCATCGGCGACACGCTTGCAGACCAGGCAGCCGAGTTGTCAATCCTCTACGCCCCAAAGGTGGCGAACGTGAAGCAGATAACGCAGGGAGCGGCAGGCATAGGCAAGAGCCGTGTAAGCGTGGTAATCGGCCAGGCGGGCAGCGGAACTGGCGCGACACTCTACAAGGACAAAGGCAACGCCGCCAAGAGCAGCGTCAGCGGACTGGGTACCGTTCTGGGACTTCTGAGCCGTGCCAAGGTTCACCAGTGCATTGCGTGGGTGCGTGAGTTCCCGACCGGCATAAGTGTCCCGGCATTCGGAGACGGCACACTTTTCAGGGATTTGGACAAGGCGCTTGTGGAACAGCTGGACAAGGCGCGTTACCTGTTCTTTATCACCCAGCCTGGGCAGACCGGCAGCTATCTGAACGACAGCCACACAATGGACGAAGCCACCAGCGACTATGCGGCCATCGAGAGCGTGCGCACTATGGACAAGGCCGTGCGTGGTGTCCGTACCTACATTGTCCCTGAACTTGGCGGCAATGTCTATGTGGACGCAGAAAGCGGCAAGCTGGCAAGTTATAGCGTCAGCCACCTTGAAAACGTCGCCAACCTTGCCCTCGAAGATATGGAGCGAGCCGGGGAACTCAGCGGCTACAAAGCCGAGATAGACCCCGAGCAGGACGTGGCAAGCACCGGACGCATAGACATAGTAATCAAGAATGTGGCAAGCCCTGTAATCCGCCATATCAATATCAAGATAGGGTTTGCCAAAACCGTATAACATCAAAACACAAGACAAATGGCAAGTACAATAAACAACGGCATTCCTTTGGTCAATGGCATGCTATGCGCCTGGGCTGATGTAGTCGTACTTATCGGCGGTGTGCCTGTAACTGGCATTGTAGGCGTGGAGTATGGCGATGAGCAGGAAGTCGTGAACAAGTGGGGCGCAGGCCGTCACCCTGTGGGGCGTGCCAAGGGCCGCATTACCCCAAGCGGCAAGCTCATTCTTTATCAGGAGGAGGTGCAGGCGCTTCAGGCACAGGCACCCAACGGCAGGCTGCAGGACCTTCCGCCTTTTGATGTAATCGTGCAGTATCTGCCTGACAGCGGTCTGATAGTTACCGACAAAATCCGTAACTGCCAGTTCTCGGGCAACAGCCGTAAATGGAAAGAGGGCGACACCGGGCAGGAGGTCGAGCTTCCGCTTGTGCCTTCCCACATAGACTGGGGTAGCAAGTTGTAACCCGAAACTTTGCAGGCGGCCGTTAAGAGCATACGACCTTAACGGCCACTTGCAGTCAATAAAAACAGATTAAACAGCAATTAAACGACATGGAAAAGGAAAAAGTGCAGCAGGCACATACTTTTGACGGCGGCGTTACCGCAGAACAGGTGGAAGCATGGAAGAATAAGCACAGCAAGGTCTACCGTGTGGACATTGTGGACGGAGAGGATACCCATATAGGCTACTTCAAGCGTCCGGACTTTGCAACGATCAAGGCTATTACCAAAGTCGCCAAGACCGATGAAGTGGAAGCCGGTAAAATAATGTTCAATAACTGTTGGCTGGGAGGAAGCGAGGAACTGAAAGATGATGCCGTGCTTTTCATGGCCGTGCAGGTTCAGCTCGGCAAACTGGTTAACGGTTGCATGGGCAGCCTAAAAAACTTGTAGAGGCGCACACCCTTGCAGATGATAACGACAAGGACACATTTGCCAAGGGTTGCGCCTTGATACGGGCTAACCTTCACAAAGACCCCGACGAGGTGGAGACGGAGGAAGAATGGGCGGCACTCTACGCGCAGGCCATTTGGCTTGAACGCTGGCGCAACCAAAACCGTGCAGAACTGATATCGGCGTTATTTGGGAACGGGAAAAGTTAAGGTCTCCAGAACACCCACCAAGGGAGCGGGCCAGAGCCTTTCTTTGAAAAAGCATAACGGAACAGGTCAATCATGTAGAGAACCAACCCCAACATGCCACCAATTAAAATTCCGTAGCCGATTATTTTAAGTAAAAGACTCAACATAAAAGAAGTATGTATTTGTAACACATCACAAAAGTAACAAATAAATCCGACATGGCTAACGTTTTTGACTATATTTTCAATATCGGGGGCAATTATACTGCCACCATAAACGGCATGAGCACGGCGACTGGGGATTTTTCGGCCAAGGTTGACGGTGCGCAGAACAGCATCGGGAAACTTACCTCGGTGCTTGCCGGTCTTGATTTGGTCAAAAATGCCATAGACGGCTTGCAGCAGGCGACCGACGCATTCAGCGTGTCAGGCATAGCACTTGACCGAAATATGCACGACCTCAGCGCAGTTGCGGGCGTTACGGGGGACAGCCTTAGGCAGATTGAGGGCTTCGCCCGTCAGTCGGCAAAGACCTTCGGGACCGATGCCAGCGTTGCCGTGGAGGGTTACAAACTGCTTTTGTCCCAGTTAAGCCCTGAACTTGGTAAATTCCCGGAAGCCCTGCGCGATATGGGCGAAAGCATACAAATCACCAGCAAGCTGATGGGCGGTGACGGTGTGGCGGCAGCACAGGTTCTGACAACGGCGATGAACCAGTATGGCGTAAGTCTGGAGGAACCGACGGCAGCCAGCAAGGAAATGGCGCGTATGATGAACGTAATGGCGGCA